TTATTTGTTATCGCGTTGGATTTGCCTCAGAGGATGTCGATGAAGCTCTTTGTCTTGCTCGTGTAACTGAACTACTCCATGACATTGTTTACCTTGATCTCAAGTGTGATGACTACAAAGCGTACATCACTGGTAAAGGTAACTTTAGATACGATATTGCAGTTACTGAGCCATACAAAGGGAATCGTAAAGATGCTAAGAGGCCAGTGCATTACGAAGCTATCAGGAACCATCTCCAGCGCCTTGGTGCAGAACTGGTTGAAGGACAAGAAGCTGATGATGCAGTGGCTATCGAAGCAAGTACTAACGGAGGCTGGATTGTCTCCATTGACAAAGACCTAGATCAAGTTGAAGGTTGGCATTACAACTTCGTAAAGAAGGAAGAGTATTACATCGAAGAGTTTGAAGGACTCAAGAACTTTTACTCTCAGATCCTCACAGGGGATCGTATTGACAACATCATTGGCTTGAAAGGCATAGGGCCAGTTAAGGCTGCAAAGATCTTAGCTGAATGTAAGACTGAACGGGAGATGTACGATGCTTGTGTTAAAGCTTATGATGGTAATATTGAACGAGTCACAGAGAACGGACAACTCTTATATTTAAGACGAAAGGAGAACGAAATATGGCAGCCTCCCGCAGAAAAACAACAGAATATTCTATCATTCCCAGTTCCTTTGAACTCGGAGGATTCGAGTGGCGAGTCATCGGATCAGACGACCTCACAGAGCTAGGTAAGTGTGATTGTCACTCTCAGACCATTACAATCCGTAACGGCATGAGTGAACAGACAACACTACAAACCTTCTACCATGAGTTAGTTCACGCTATTATGTTCACAATGGGCCACATGACTCACGATGAGCAGTTCACTGACGCCTTCGGTGTCTTTCTCCACCAGTTTCACAAGACAGGCCAATGGTAACTAGAAAAGTAATGTCCAAACGAGCAGTGGCTCTAAAGCATGGATTCAGATCAGGGTTAGAGGAAGAGACTTCAAAGTTCTTGACTGATAACGGTGCTAAGTTCACGTATGAGGAGATGAAGATAAAATACCTTCAGCCTGCTACTGAACGACAGTACACCCCTGACTTCGTGCTTGAGAATGGTATCATCATCGAGACAAAGGGTAGATTCCTCGTTGCTGATCGTAAGAAGCATTTGTTGATTAAGAGACAACACCCTCATTTAGATATTCGTTTCGTGTTCTCTAACAGTAAACAGAAACTAAATAAGGCCTCAAGAACAACATACGCTGATTGGTGTATCAAGAACGGGTTCCAGTATGCAGACAAAGAAGTTCCTGTACACTGGATTAAAGAACGACGCAGAAAGGTAAGTGATGGAAGTAAAATTGATTCGTGATAACCCTGACGGTAGTGCAGACTACAGTTTTGACATGACCGACAAGGAAAAGGAAGCACTGCTTTGTTTTGCTATCATGACAGGTATCAAGAACGGTATCGAGGAAGGTAAAAAATACATGGCAGGGGAACAACAACATGGCGAAGATAGTAGTACACTATAAGCCTCCTCCGTTCAAGCCTGATTGGATGGATGGTTGTCTTAAACTGTATGTGGTAGATCATCCTAGACTTGGGTGTAGGCTGATTACAACGACGAAGGTGGTTAAAGAGTATCCTAACGGAGTCTTTGAGACAGAGTATGCTGTTTACCACCCGATTGATGGAGACTTCAATGACACTTAACACTCAACCGTTGGATGAATATTTTCACCACATTAACAAGGAGAAACAAGGTATGGCTATTTTTGATGGTTGGACTGAGGATGGGTATCAAGAACCTATGACCAAGGTTTATTTCACAATCACTACACCTGCGGTAGAACACTATCCTGAGCATACTCACACCTTGGATATTGCTTGGACAGAAGGTGCTCGTTGGCACGATGTGGTATGGGAGATTCTTAAAGTTCTAGAAGCTTCTTACGGTTACGACATCAAGGATCGAGTTTTCTTTCAAATGCACAAGTGGAACATTGAAGCTGAAGAGACACACGGTGATCCTGACTTGGCAAAGCAAATGTTCGAGAAGGAATTGAGCTAACATGAGGATCTTAGTAATCCCTGATACTCAGGTCAAGGAAGGTATTCCAATGGAGCACCTCTCTTGGGCTGGTAAAGCTATCTGTGAGTACAAGCCTGATGTAGTTGTTCACTTGGGCGACCATGCTGACATGCCTAGCCTATCTAGCCACGATGTTAAAGGTAGTAAATACTTTGAAGGTTTACGCTACCAGAAAGACATTGAGGCAGCTAAGTTGGGTATGTCTATGCTTCTACAGCCTCTTCGTGAGCTTCAGAAGACACAGAAAGACACCAAACACAAGGTCTATAAGCCTCGTATGGTGTTGACACTCGGTAACCATGAGAACCGTATCGACAGGGCTGTTAACAACAATCCTATGCTTGAAGGTTTAATCTCCATTGAGGACTTGGAATATGACAAAGACTGGGAAGTACATGCTTTTCTCCATCCAGTATTTATCAATGGCGTTGGCTTCAATCATTATTGGCCTGTTGGGGCTATGGGACGACCTGCTGCTTCCCCTGCTGCTATTATCTCTAAGCTTCATATGTCTTGCGTGGCTGGACACCAGCAAGGAAAACAGGTTGCTTATGGTAAACGTGCTGACGGGAAGCCTATCACTGCTATCGTTGTTGGTAGTTATTACCTTCACGATGAGTCTTACATGGATCAGCTCTCCAACCGTCATTGGCGTGGGTTGTTGGTCATGAACGAGGTAGCTGACGGACACTTTGATGAGATGTTCCTGTCGATTGAATACTTGGAGCGTAAATATGGACAAACCCTTGAAACTGTCAGTTGAGGAGTATATGGAAACCTTAAAGATTGAAGAAGAAAACGTAGCAATGCGTTTGTCAGGGGACGGTATCTATTTGAGAGGCTTAAACGGAACAACCGCTGAGGATTTGTACAACGTAATAAGTAAACCAAAGCATTACATGCTGTTCGAGGAGGAAGGAATCGAGGTACGGGACGTTATTGAGAAGCTTGTAGGTAAGTTTGAATTGACTTCTTTGGGATATTCTTATATGTTTGCGGCTGATTATGTACAACTTATGCAGTACTTAATGAGGTTTATGGACAAAAATGGGGTAGAAGACCTCAAAAAAGCCCGTTGGTATCTTGACAAAATGATCGAATCGTATTAAAATGCGTGCCCTCTTTAGGAAAGTCACTTTATGCCCCATGCCGACCCAGAAGTAAAAAAGAACTATTTTAGGGAATATTACAGGAAAAACAAAGAAAAGCTTGATTCTTACAAAAAATCATGGGTGGAAAAGAACCCTGATAAAAACGATAAGCATCAAGATAATTATAAGAAGTCCTCTAAGCAAAAAAGACAGGAATGGCAACGACAGTACAGATATGGACTAACAAATGAAATGTTCACATCTATGCTGGAAAAGCAGGAGAATTCTTGTAAACTATGCAACAAAGACTTTGAAACTACTAAAATTTTTGTAGATCATTGTCATTTGACAGGGAATGTTAGAGGGCTACTCTGTCCTTCCTGTAATACAGCATTGGGGCTAATAAAGGATGACCTATTGTGGTTAAGTAAAGCAAAAACATATTTAACGGAGAATTGATGAGCAACGAAATTACAACCCCTTGGTCTAGCGTCGGTTACTTGACTTACAAGCGTACCTATGCTCGACGATTGGACGAAAACAACATTGACAGCCCTACAGAGGAGTTCCCAGACACTGTAGAACGAGTTATCAAAGCATGTGACGCACAGCTTAACTGTGGCTTTACTAAGGAAGAAGAGCAACGGCTGCGTGAGTATCTGCTAGGTTTGAAAGGGTCTGTAGCCGGTCGTTTCTGGTGGCAGCTTGGTACAGACACAGTAAATAAACTCGGTTTGTCTTCCCTTCAGAATTGCGCTTTCAGAACTATCGACAAGCCTGTGGAACCGTTCACTTGGGCTATGGATATGCTCATGCTCGGTTCAGGTGTCGGATATAACATTCAACGAGAGAACGTCAATAAGCTTCCTCCTGTGAATATCAATTTCAAAGGCCCCACTCGTATTAACGACAGCGGTGCTGATTTTATTGTTCCAGACAGCCGTGAAGGATGGGTTGCTCTTTTGGGTAAGACACTCAAAGCTGCTTTCTTGGCCCACAATTCAGGAAAACAGACCTTCTCTTATTCAACACAGCTGATCCGATCTAAAGGAGCACCTATCAAGGGGTTTGGCGGTACTGCAAGCGGCCCTGAAGATTTGGTATGGGGTATTGAGCAGATTTCTAAAGTTCTTGAGAAACGTGCAGGAAAGCAACTACGTCCTGTGGATTGCTTGGACATTATGAATATTATTGGTGCTGTCGTCGTTGCAGGTAATGTACGTCGAAGTGCTCAGATTGCTATTGGAGATGCTGATGACGTTGAATATTTACTTGCTAAACGATGGGACTTGGGGAATATCCCAAGCTGGAGAGCGATGTCCAACAACAGCGTGGTGTGTCATGACGTGTCAGACTTACATGATTTTTTCTGGGACGGATACGAAGGCAAAGGTGAGCCTTACGGCCTTATTAACCTTAAACTCAGCCGAAAAGTTGGAAGACTCGGAGAATCTCAGTACCCTGACCCAAAGGTTCAAGGATATAATCCGTGTGCAGAACAGTCCCTTGCAGACGGAGAAACATGCTGCCTAGCAGAGATATTCTTGCCTAACATCACAAGTCAGGAAGAGTTTCTAGATGTGTCTAAGCTTCTCTATCGTATTAACAAACATTCTCTGGCATTGAGCTGCCACCAAAAAGTGACAGAAGCTATTGTCCATGAGAACATGCGTATGGGTATCGGCGTTACTGGTGTGTTGCAGGCCACAGAAGAACAAAAGTCTTGGTTGGCTTTGACCTACCCCTTGCTGCGTGAATACGACAATGAATATAGCGATGCTCGTGGTTTCAACCGTTCTATTAAGCTGACCACAGTGAAGCCTTCCGGCACTCTGTCGTTGCTTCCCGGTGTTACTCCCGGCTGTCATCCAGCTTATGCTCGTTTCATGATTCGTCGTATCCGTATCAGCTCTAACCATCTGTTAGTCCAGACTTGTAAGGATTACGGCTATCATGTGGAATATCAGCAAAACTTTGATGGATCGGAAGATCACTCAACTGTTGTTGTGTCTTTCCCCTTCCGTCATCCTGACCATGCTATTTTGGCTAAAGATGTGACAGCTATCGACCAACTAGAAACTGTTAAATGGCTTCAAGAAGCATGGAGTGACAACTCTGTATCTTGTACCGTCTACTACCGTCCTGAAGAGCTTCCTGAGATAAAGAAGTATTTGAAGAAGAACTACAAGAACAATCATAAGTCCTTGTCTTTCCTGCTTCACTCTGAGCACGGTTTTAAACAAGCCCCGTTAGAAGAGATCACTGAGGAGCAGTACAATGAGATGGTTCGTTCTACACGTATTATCTCCTCTATTGACGAGGCTAATATTGGTCTTGACGATGCTGAATGTTCGTCTGGTGCTTGCCCTATACGGTAAAAAGTGTCGAAAGTCATGATCCTCATGCGGGTAGTCGAAATGATTACCTGCATCCACATTATTGCTAACACATGGAGGCACTGGTAATATATGATAGTAGACTTTAGCTGGTCAGGTGGTCTAGTCTTTGGATTGAATCATACTGAGGAGGCTGTTGTAGAGACTGATGAAGATGTGTATGAGTTTGCTAACGCAGTTCTTATACATCTAGGATTCTTTACAATAGCATTTATCTTTGTAATAGGAGATTAGAAGACAACAAAAAAAGGCCCCTTGTGAGGGCCTTCTTCGTTTCTGTACACAGAGGTCTGTTATGCCTTCTTGTACTCTTCTTCAGTCAGGATACCGGGTTTATATTTGTTATCAGGCTTGAAGATAGTCAGTTCTTGTTGACGCATAGCGGGGTCAAAGCTGATGTGCATCCAACGTCCAAACTCATGGATCATCTGGTCAAACTTGATACCTGCCTTCTTGACTTCCTGACACAGTTGGTAAGGAGTAAGTTTAGAGCTAGAGACATCAATAGCCCAACCATCCATATGTGAACTAACCTTAGAGCCACCAACAGCCACGTTAACAGCTGGTAGACGTAGCCAAGAGTTAATGCGTAGAGGGCCTGTAACAGCTCTCAGTTGCTCTAGCTTCTGTGCTGCTGTCTTCATGTTCTCCAGTTGGAGTGTAGAAGGTTGGTTGTCAATACCGTTACGGATAGCTGTCTCAGAGTAAGTGGCTTCCTCCAAGGTAAAGTGTTCGCTTAAGTTCATTTCAATCCTTTCATTGCATCATTCTTGTCCTTGCTCCCTTGAGAAGAACCACGGTGGAAATTAAGTACAGTTCCGCACATGGTTAATAGAGAGCCTAGAGCCATATAAACCAGTTCTTTATTCTCTGGCGGCACACCTTTGATAAAGGCAAACCAAGACAAAAGAAGGGTAGCCACTACAATCACACAGTCAATTAGATATGCTATGTTTTTAGCAAGCCACGAAGCTGAAGATGA